GAAAGCTGTGGAAGCAGTGACGCAAACGCTGTGTACGATACTCATTCTTATTGTTTTTCATGTAACAAACACACAAAAGGAAACACATTGACACCACCTACACAAACACAAACAGATAAAGTTACAGATTTTATTAAAGGTGAGATTGCACCCTTACCAAAAAGAAAAATAGATTTAGCAACAACACAAAAATTTAACTATCAAGTTGGCTCTTGGTTTGGAAGACCATGCCAAATTGCAAACTACTATGATAACGAAAAGAATTTAGTAGCACAAAAACTAAGATACCCAAACAAAGAATTTCAATGGTTAGGTGACGCAAAACAATCAGGATTATTTGGACAGCACTTATGGAGAGATAAGGGCAAGATGATTGTAATTACAGAAGGTGAAATTGATGCTTTAACAATGTCACAATTAAATCAAAATAGATTTCCTGTGGTATCTGTTAAGTCAGGTGCGGCAGGTGCAAAGAAAGATATTCAAAGGTCTTTAGAATTTTTAGAAGGATATGAAAGTTGTATCTTTATGTTTGACCAAGATGAACAAGGAATAAAAGGTGCAGTAGAATGTGCTAAACTTTTATCTCCTAATAAAGCTAAGATAGCAACACTACCTTTAAAAGACCCTAACGAAATGCACATTGCAGGGAGAACTAAAGAACTAACTCAAGCAATGTGGGACGCTAAACCTTACAGACCTGATGGGATAGTTTTAGGTACTGATATTTGGGAAGATATTATTAAAGAAGATAATCATGTTGTAGCACAATACCCTTTTGAATGTCTAAATGTTAAGACACATGGTTTACGAAAAGGAGAGTTAGTAACTATCACCGCAGGTAGTGGTGTAGGTAAAAGTTCTTTCTGTCGTCATGTAGCTTTAGATTTAATTAAACAAAAGTTTTCTGTTGGCTACATAGCTTTAGAAGAAAGCGTCAAGCGTAGTGCTTTAGGCATTATGGGAGTTGAATTAAAAAAACCATTACACTTAACTAGAGAGGGCATTAGTGAAGAAGAATTACTTGAGACGTATAACAGCACTGTGGGCAGTGGTAAATTTTTTCTGTATAATCATTTTGGTTCTACAGTTGCAGATAACCTGCTCTCTAAAATAAGATACATGGCTAAATCGTGTGACGTGGACTTTGTAATATTAGACCATTTACACATGGCTTTATCAGCATTAGGTGATGAACATACTAATGATGAAAGAAAACTTATTGATTACTTTGTAAGTAAATTAAGAACTTTAGTAGAAGAAACTGGGATAGGTTTAATACTTATCAGTCACCTTAGAAGAAGTGAAGGGGACAGAGGCTACGAAGACGGCAAAGAAGTTACTATGAATGCTCTTAGAGGTTCAGCCTCTATTGGTCAATTATCCGACATGTTGTTAGCACTATCTAGGGACATTAAGTCAGATAAGAAATTAGCAAAAGTAACTATTTTAAAAAACCGTTACTCAGGGGAAACAGGCAGTGCTTGTACTCTACAATATAATTTAGAGACAGGTTGTCTGGCGGAAGTAAACCCAGAAGTCTTAGATGACTTCTAAACCACCCACTGCAAAGCAAAAGAGAAATGCTTTAATCTGGTCAGGAATGGTTACTGATGCAGTAGCTAGGGCAAAATCAACACACAGACCAGTCGTGATAAATGTGGGAGCAATAAAAACTGCTTTCATGTTGCAGGACACATTAACATCAATGGCACTATCAGGAGAAGATGCCGCTTGGAATGTGGAAGTACGACTAAACACACTACATTAATTATGAAATTACCTACAATAAATAAAAAGATATTAGATGCACCTTTTGTGTCTGTCCATTGGAAAGATATAAATGGAACAGCCGCTTGGGTTACATTGAAAGAAGCAATGAATAGCAAAGTTACTATTTGTATTTCAAATGGTTGGCTTATTAAAGCAGATAAAGATGTTCATGTAGTTGCAGGTGATGTTAATTTTAATGATGATGGCACATTAGGTGATGTAGGAAACATTACTACAATGCCAACAGTAAATGTATTGAAAATTAAGAAGGTAAAACTTTGAGGTACGTTTTTGATATAGAAACAAATGGATTTCTTAATGAATGTGACACTACTCACTGCATTGTTTTAAAAGATATAGATACAAATGAAATACACAGGTTAGACAATAAATCAGCTATTAAAAAACTAGAAGAAGCTGAATTACTTATTGGTCATAATATAATTAAGTTTGATATTCCTGTATTAGAGAAATTATTTTCCGCTACATTTAAGGCTAAAATTTTCGACACAATCGTAGCAACTCGATTACTTTTTTCAGACATTAGAGAAACTGACTTTGCCAGAAAAGATTTTCCAAAAGATTGTATTGGTAGACATTCACTAAAAGCATGGGGTAATAGAATAAGTAAGTATAAAGAACAACTAGATACGGACTGGAAAACATTCACTCCTGAAATGCTAGACTATTGTGTTCAAGATGTAGAGGTAACTCACTCTTTATATAATGTTATAAATAAAAAAGGTTACTCACAACAGGCTATGGATTTAGAGCATAACGTAGCACAAATAATATTCAAACAAGAGAGATATGGTTTTACTTTTAATAGAAAAAAAGCAGAAGAATTATATACAACATTAAACAGTAGAAGAATTGAGTTAGCAGAAGAATTACAAACAATATTTTTACCTATCACTGAAGAAAGATGGTCAGTTAAAACAGGTAAAAGATTGAAAGATAGTATTACTATTTTTAATCCATCAAGCAGACATCACATAGCTAAGAGATTAAAAGATAAATATAAGTGGGAAGCTGTGGAATTTACACCAGACGGTAAGCCTAAATTAGATGACAGTATATTATCTAAACTTGATTACCCTGAAGCAAAGATATTATGTGAACATTTTTTATTAGATAAAAGAATTGCACAACTAGCAACAGGCGCACAAGCATGGTTAAAGCATGAACGTAATGGTAAAATACATGGCACATGTAATACAAATTCATGTGTTACGGCTAGAGCAAGTCATTCGTTTCCAAATTTAGGACAAGTTCCAAGCACATCTGTACCCTTTGGTAAAGAGTGTAGAGAATTGTTTGCCGTACCAGAAGGTAAAAGATTAGTAGGCATAGATGTATCTTCATTAGAAGTTATGATGCTGTGTCACTTCATGTCTAAGTTTGATGATGGTGCTTACACTAAAGTTGCACTTGAGGGGGATATACACACAGAGACACAGAAATTAGCAGGGTTAGAAAGTAGAGACCTTGCAAAAAGATTTTACTATTGTTTTTTATATGGTGGTTCAGTCAAAAGAATTGCTGAAGTAATCAACAAGCCTTTTAAAGAAGCAGGAAAGATTAAGAAAAGATTTTTAAATAACTTACCTGCCTTACACAAACTTATAGAAGCTGTGAAATCAGTTTCAGAACAAGGCTTTATAACTGCTCTTGATAAGAGACAGATTAAAATACGTTCTAGCCATGCCTCATTAAATAGTTTGTTACAAAGTGCAGGAGCAATAATTTGTAAGAGATGGTTAGTAGAATTTAACAATGTAATAAAAGAAATTCCACATGTGCAACAGGTTGTCTGGGTACATGATGAAATACAAGTTGAGTGTCTTGAAAAAGATGCCGAACAAGTTGGTAGACTTGCTGTCGAATGTATTAAACGAACAGGTGATTACTTCCAATTAAGAGTGCCTTTAACAGGTGAATTTAAAATCGGAAATAATTGGAGTGAAACACATTGACGTATAATAAAAAATTTGACCTCGACTTAAAGTATGGTCAAGAAAGAGAGAAGCGTTTAGCCTCTATCTTAGATAAAGATAAAACAAAGATAGAAGTTAAAACGGAAAGAGACTGGTGGTTTAAAACTGGAAACATTTGCATTGAAATAGAATGTAACGGTAAGCCTTCAGGTGTAATGTCCACAACGTCTGATTACTGGTGTCATATATTAGCAGACGGTGACAAAGATTATTGTAGATTAATATTTGACACATCAACAATCAAAAGGTTGGCAAAGAAATATATTAAAACATTACAAAAAGGTGGTGATGGTTGGAGAAGTAAGTTTGTACTTGTACCTCTAGCTGAAATATTCATGCCAAAAAATTTAAGCAAATCTATGCAAGAAAGGATAGTTAAATGAACACAAAGTTATTAATAGATGGTGATATTTTAATTTATAAAGTAGCTACATCAAATGAAGTCGCTACAAATTGGGGTGACTTATGGACACTACACTGTGACCAGAAAAGATGTGAAGCAGAGGTAGATGCAGAGATAGATAACTTAGGTTCTAACTTAGAAGCTGATGATTATGTTGTTTGTCTGACTGATAAGGATAATTTTAGAAAAGATATTCTTCCTTCTTATAAAGATAATAGAAAAGCTAAACGTAAGCCTATGGTGTTAGGTGCATTGAGAGATTATGTAATGAAAAAACATAATGGTGTCGTTTGGAAAAACTTAGAAGCTGATGATGTCATGGGTATTATGGCAACTGAACCCTCTGATGAACAACGTATAATTGTTAGTATTGATAAAGACATGAAAACAATTCCATGTAAACTTTCACAAGATGGAATTACTGTTGATGATTTCCCATTAAAACTAGCTAACTACTGGCACATGATACAGACATTGACTGGTGACAAGACTGATAACTATGACGGAATAGAAGGCGTAGGAATTAAGACAGCAGAAAAATTAATAAAAAAATATACCAATGTGGCTCATAAAGATTTATGGAAAATTGTTCAAGGTATTTACAAAGACAAAGGCTACACAGAAGCAGAAGCACTACAACAAGCTAGAGTAGCACACATATGTAGACATGGTGATTACAATAAGAAGACAGGGAAGGTGAAACTATGGACAATATAAAAAACCCTCCACACTATGCCAGTTCAGAAATAGAACCTATTGATTATATCATAGCTAACAAACTTTCATACTGTGAAGGCAATGTTGTTAAGTACATAACTCGTTGGCGTAAAAAGGGTGGCATAGAAGATTTAAAGAAAGCAAAACAGTACATAGATTTTATCATAGATAAAGAAGACACACCAATAGTAACAAAAGAAGATGAGGAGAACATACCATTCTAATGAATATAGATTATAGCAGAGACGACTTGCTTACTGACTTTGGTAAGACAACTTTAAAAGATAGGTATTTATTACCAGAAGAAACATCACCACAAGATGGATTTATGAGAGCCGCTAAAGCGTTCTCTGATAATGATGAGATGGCACAGCGTATATATGATTACGCTTCTAAATTATGGTTCATGTTTTCAACACCTATTTTATCTAACGGTGGAACTAATAGAGGTATGCCTATCTCATGTTTTCTTAATTATGTTGGAGACAGTAGAGAAGGATTAACAGGACACTACACAGAGAATGCTTGGTTAGCATCTATTGGTGGTGGTATTGGTGGTTACTGGGGAGATGTTAGAAGTGATGGTGTTATGACATCAGGAGGTTCTCAATCTTCAGGTTCAATTCCATTCTTACATGTAGTTGACAGTGAGATACTTGCATTCTCACAAGGTAAAACAAGACGTGGGAGTTATGCGGCGTACATGGATATATCTCACCCAGAAATAATAGAATTTTTAGAGATACGTAAACCTAGTGGTGGTGACATTCATAGAAAATGTTTGAACCTTCATCATGCTGTAAACATCTCAGATAAATTTATGCAATTAATTGAAAAGTGTGTAGCTGAACCTACTTATGATGACAGTTGGAATTTAATAGACCCTCATACAAAAGAAGTTATACGAACTATATCCGCTAGAGATTTGTGGCAAAAGTTATTAGAAAATAGAGTTGCTACCGGTGAGCCTTATGTTTCATTTATAGATACAATCAATGAAGCGTTACCTGAAACACAAAAGAAATTAGGATTGAAAGTACATCATTCAAATTTATGTACTGAAATAACATTACCTACTAATGAAGATAGAACAGCAGTGTGTTGTTTGTCTTCTGTAAACTTAGAAAAGTTTGATGAGTGGCAAAATGATGGTTTATTTATATCTGATTTAGTTAGATTTTTAGATAATGCTTTAACTCATTTTATTACACATGCCCCTGACAGTGTGTTCAGAGCAAAGTTTAGTGCAACACAAGAACGAAGTATTGGACTAGGTGCTATGGGTTTTCATTCTTATTTACAATCAAAGAACATTCCCTTTGAAGGTGCGTTAGCTAAATCTTTAAACTTAAAAATGTTTAGAACTATTAAAGAACAAGCAGTAGCAGAGAGTAAAAGACTTGGTGTTAAGCGTGGAGAAGCACCTGATATGGAAGGGACAGGTATGAGAAATGCCCACCTTTTAGCTATTGCTCCCAATGCTAGTTCATCAATCATTTGTGGGACTACAAGCCCCTCAATAGAGCCTTATAGAGCCAATGCTTATGTGCAGAAAACTATGTCTGGTTCTTTTTTAGTTAAAAATAAACACTTAGAAAAGTTATTAGAAAAGAAAGGAATAAATAATGATGATATATGGTCGTCCATTGTCTCTCAAAGGGGCAGTGTCTTACATCTCAAACAGTTATCAGACTATGAAAAGGATATTTTTAAAACTGGTATCGAGATAAATCAACAGTGGATAATAGAACACGCCGCAGACAGACAGCAATTTATTTGTCAAGGTCAGTCAGTAAATGTGTTTGTACCTGCTGATGTTAACATCAAAGAGTTACATGACATACACATGTTAGCTTGGAAGCGTAAATTAAAAACTTTGTACTATTGCAGAAGTGAAGCAATTAAACGTGCAGAGTTAATATCAAAAAAAATAGAAAGAACAATCATACCAGAAGCAAACTGCTTGGCGTGTGAATAATTATGACACGATTACTTAAAATTATATACCATTATTCAACTTACTTAACCAGTTGGTCATGGCAAAAACTATATGGCAACAGAAAAACTGGAAAAGGATATAAAAACAAATGACACCCACACAATTTATAATTTTAATGTTATCTTTCGGTGTTGTTTCATTAATAATAATGTTTTTTAAAAGCACATCAGCTAAACAAAAAGTATTAGATTGGATAGAAACAATATTTGTAACATTTTTATGGTTAATGATATTACCTATGGCTTTAATTTTTAAGCTATTTGTAAAAGATATAAGAAAAGACAGAAGGAAAAGAAATGACACACCCAGACGATTTTAAATATATACACAAAACAATAAAAAAGAATAAAAAGAAACCAGTAAAACAAACAGTTCTTTGGACAATTTATCATAGCATTCTAGCAATAGAATTAGGAATGATTGTTGTAATAGAATTTATAGAATTGATGATGACACTATGAGTTTATTTAAAAGCAGACCATTTTACAAACCCTTTGAATACGATTGGGCTTTCGAGAGTTATGACATGCAACAGAAGATGCACTGGTTGCCTAGTGAAGTTCCTATGCACGAAGATGTTAGAGATTGGAATGAGAGATTAACAATGGAAGAGAAAAATTTAATAGGACAAATATTAAAATTCTTTACTCAAGGTGATGTGGATATAGCACAAGCATATCTTGATAAATATATTCCTAAATTTAAACCACCAGAAATTAGAATGATGCTATCTGTGATAGCAACTGCGGAAGCAAATCATGCACATGCTTATTCATTACTTAATGATACTATTGGTTTGCCTGATAGTGAATACAAAGCATTTCAAGAATATGAAGAGATGGCTGATAAACATACCTATTTATCTACAAGTAAAGGTTCAGGAATAGAAGGATTAGCTAGAGAGATAGCTTGTTTCTCTGCATTCGGTGAAGGCTTACAGTTGTTTGCTTCATTTGTAATGCTACTTAACTTCCAAAGATTTGGCAGAATGAAGGGTATGTGTCAGATAGTTACTTGGAGTATCAGAGATGAGACACACCATGTTGAAAGTATGATTAAGTTATTTCATTCTATAATTAAAGAACACCCAGATATTTGGACAGAAAAATTCAAAGCTAGTATCTATCAAACAGCTAGAGAGATGGTTGACCTTGAAGATAAGTTTATTGATTTAGCATTTTCTATGGGTGGCATTAGAGGATTGAAGCCTGAAGAAGTTAAACAATACATAAGATACATAGCCGATAGAAGATTATTACAGTTGTCTTTGAAACCTAATTATAAGGTTAAAGAAAACCCTCTATCATGGTTGGATTGGGTGTTAAACGGCGTAGAACATGCAAACTTCTTTGAGAATAGAGCAACTGAATACAACAAGGGAACAGTCACAGGGAGTTTGTGGGAATAAAGTTCCCTTTTTAGATGAATAAATTAGACGAAGATTTAACATTGCCTACAAAGGTAGACGATTTAGTAACACTGCTAAATAAAGTTTACCCAGAAAAGTCTGCTTCACTTAAAGATGATACTAAAACTATCTACTTTAAGTCAGGTCAGCGAGACGTAGTAAATTTCATTAATACTTTAAAAGAGAGGTCAGAACAATAATGTGTATGTCACCCAAAATACCTGCCGCACCAATACAACCTGTTGCACCCACACCAGTTAGAGCAGACCAAGCACAGGATTTATCTCCTGAATTGGTGAAAGCTAACGAGCAGGATTTAAACATCAAGAAGAAAAAAATCAAGAAGTCTGGTACTTCTTCTTTAAATACTTCTTCTGGTTTGAACATAGCTACTAACACAACTCCTTAATAATGGACGAGTATAACGGTAATGTTACAACAGTATTTACAGCAAAACAAAGATACTCAAAGTTAAAACAAAACAGAGAACATTTTTTAGATAGAGCCGAAGCGTGTAGTGAATTAACTATACCCTCTCTAATAAAACCAGAAGGCTTCACTAACAGTAGTGAACTATACAATCCTTTCCAATCAGTTGGAGCAAGAGGCGTTAACAATTTAGCAAGTAAACTCCTTTTACTTTTGCTTCCACCTAATTCCCCATTTTTCAGATTAAAGATAGCAGGAAAAGCTAAAGAAGAACTAGAGCAAAATAAAGAAATGAAAACAGAGGTAGAACAATCTTTATCTATTATTGAAAAAGAAGTTTCTGCTAAAATTGAAACATTAGCATTAAGAGTTTCAGTGTTTGAAGCATTAAAACATCTTATTGTAGGTGGTAATGTCTTAACTTATTTACCTAAAAAAGGAAACATGAGAGTGTTTCCTCTATCACAATATGTAATTGAAAGAGATGGTTCAGGAAATGTTTTAGAAATTATTATTTTAGAAAAAGCAAGTGTGTTAAGTCTTGGTAAAGAAATTGCAGAACAGGTTATACAACATTCTGAATATAAAAAAGATGAAGATGTTGAATTATATACAAGAATTTATAAATTAGAAAATGACGAATTCTACATCTGCCAAGAAGTACATGGAATAAAAATTCCTTCTAGTATTGGTACATTTAAAAAAGATAGAATGCCTTACCAAGCGTTAAGAATGGTTAGAGTTGATAACGAAAACTATGGTAGAGGGTATGTAGAAGAATTTAAAGGCGACCTTCAATCATTAGAAAGTTTATCACAAGCACTTGTAGAGAGTGCGGCGGCTTCATCTAAGATTGTCTTTATGGTTAGACCTAACTCTGTAACTAGAAAAAAAGATTTAGCAACAACTAGAAATGGTGACATCATTACTGGGACTGCTGAAGATGTTACAGTTTTACAAGCACAGAAACAGTATGACTTACAAGTAGTACAACAGTCTGTTCAAAAATTAGAAGAAAGAATGTCTTACTCATTCTTATTACACACAGCTATACAAAGAGACGCTGAGAGAGTAACAGCACAAGAAATTAGATACATGGCAGAACAATTAGAGACTTCTATGGGTGGAATATATTCATTATTATCACAAGAGTTTCAATTACCATTAGTAGCAATACTTATGAAAAGAATGGAACAAGCTAATGAAATTCCCACACTACCTAAAGGAACAGTAGAACCTACTATCATTACAGGTATAGAAGCATTGGGTAGAGGAAATGATTTACAAAAATTAAGAGAATTTGTTGCTGAGATAGGAAACTTAGCACAGATAAATCCGCAAGTGGTTCAGGCTTTAAACCCTGATGATTTGATTAAGCGTATCGCTATCGGTTTAGGTATTGATACTGACGGCTTATTAAAATCACCAGAACAACTAGCGGAAGAACAAGCGGCACAAGCAGAGCAAGTGCAGAATGACCAAATGATGCAAATGGCAGAAAAAGCTATCCCTGCTGTTGCAGGTAATTTGACTAAGCCACAATAATAAAAAGGAAATATGGTAGACAAAGTAGAAATAACGACACCTGAAACTGGCAGTGAAGCCCCAGTTGATAATGTTACACAAAGTAAACCTGAAGGCTTACCTGAAAAATTCAACACAGTTGAAGATTTAGCGAAGTCATATCAGGAATTAGAAAAGAAACTTGGTGACAATGTAAGTAAAGAAGCAATAGACCCAGTGTCTAAGGCAACTTTAAAAGAAGATGCTCCTAAAGAAGATACTTTAGAGATAGCCGAAAAGGCAGTTACAGACGCAGGATTAGATATGAATAATCTAACTGAAGAGTATGCCAAAGAAGGTAAACTAAATGACACGTCTTATGAAGCATTGCAAAAAGCAGGAATACCAAAAGAATATGTTGACCAATTTATAAAAGGTCAAAAGGCTTTGTCTGATAATCAATCGACAGAGATGAAAAACATAGTTGGTGGTAATGATGCTTATAATGAGATGTCTAACTGGGCGGCAGACAATATGACTGACGGTGAGAAGACAGCTTATAATTCAGCAGTTAATTCTAAAGATTTAGAAACTGCAAAGTTAGCAGTCGTTGGATTGAAAGCAAAGTTTGAAGCCGTTAATGGTTCAGAACCTAATTTGGTACAAGGTAAAGCAACACCTATGGGTGTAGACGGCTATCAGTCTTGGCAACAAGTTACTGAAGCTATGAAAGACCCTAGATATGCTAAAGACCCTGCTTATCAAAATATGGTTAAAAATAAATTAGCTAAATCGGAGATATAATATGATGTTATTCGCATTAAAGAAAAGTTATGAAGCTGATGAAGCTGAACACACTGCTGTCATTGATACATTTTTACTAAAATCTATTGGTGTGGCAGACCACGACAATTTCATTGATACTTTAAAAGATAGGTTTGATGCTTTAACGCATACTAAATGTTGTCTTAAAAATATTAAAGACATTGAAGAAAAGGCTGTTACATCAGCGAAGAAAGACAAAGAGAAGAAGTAGTATGATAGAAGCGTTATTGCTTCTATTTGTAAACCCCACAACAACCCCTAGAACCGAAGAAATGGTTTTTAAATATCTCGTTAAAGAGAGGTTTAAAACTTATCAAGAATGTCAAAAGCATTTGGATAAAGTTCAATATTATAAAGAGGGTGAAACTGGAGTTTACATAGAAGTTGAAGGAAAAGAAAGACAAGTAGCGGCAACTGCTTGTGACGAAAAATAGTTGTGCTTACTTTATAGTAGGCAACTCCTAAACAAAAACTAAAAAGCGACTTGACCCACTGCGGTGGACAATCTGAATGCCCAAACAGTTCTATGTGAAGGTTTTTAAATCAATGCAATAACAAAAGGACAAACTATTATGGCAAACATAACAGCAGCAACTTTTGGTCAAGCCAACAGTACAGGTACTGAAGACGCATTGTTTTTAAAGCAGTTTGCAGGTGAGGTTATTACTTCATTTGAACAGGCTTCAAAAACATCAGGTGCGGACATGGTTAGGTCAATCAGTTCAGGTAAGTCAGCTTCATTTCCAGTGATGGGAAGAATAGCGGCGGCTTATCACCAAGCAGGAAATGAAATTACAGGCTCAACTGTAAATCACAACGAGAAAGTAATCACAATAAATGATTTACTTACTTCAAGTGTTTTCCTAAGTAACATAGAAGAAGCTAAGGCACATTATGATGTGAGAAGTGGCTATTCAATGGAGATTGGTAGAGCATTAGCTTTCCAAAAAGATAAGCATATCTTACAAACTATCGGTCTAGCGACTTTAGCTGCAGCATCAGTTACAGGTGGAGACGCAACAACTAACATAGTTAATACAGGTATTGCTTCTGCTACAGCAGCAACTGCAGCTAACGCAATGATTGATTCAATCTTTGACGCAGCTAAAGAGTTGGACGCAAACTATGTTCCTACAGAAGGCAGAAAATGCTTTATGAGATTGGAAGAATACTACAAATTAGCTAACGGCACTAATGCTGTTAATGTTGATTTCACTGGTTCTTCTAATGGTGGAATATCTACAGGAAAAGTAATGAAAATTGCAGGAATTGAATTAGTTCCAGTTCCGCATTTTGTTTCTTCTAATGTAACATCAGGTGTAGCAGCAGGTTCAGCTACAGCAGGTGGTTCAACACCTCAAGCAGTTAACTTAGCTAACTTTGTAGCTCTTATTTCTCACCCTTCAGCCGTTGGTACGGTAAAATTAATGGATTTATCCGTTGAGAAGGAATACGAAATCAGAAGACAAGGCACGTTAATGGTTGCTAAATACGCTATGGGTCATGGTGTACTTAGACCAGAAGCGGCAGTAGGTATCAAAGAAGCGGCTTAATACCCTTCTTTTATTTGGTGGGGGATTTATTTCCCCCATCATATTTTCACAAAAAATTTTACATAAAGGATATATGGCAACACAGATTACCCCAACTACAGAGTTACAATCTGTAAACATAATGCTTTCTTCTATTGGAGAAGCACCAGTTAATAGTATTACAGGCACTACAACAGTGGACGTAAGTACAGCTATAAATATCCTAAACGAAACTTCAATGTCCATTCAATCACAAGGGTGGAATTTTAACACGCACACTAATTACAAATCATTATCTTTAGATGGTTCTAGTAAAGTTCCCCTTCCTTCAAACTGCGTTAAAGCAGATGCTAATATTGCATACAGAAATTTAAACTATACAATTAGAGCAGGTTATTTATATGACCTAGACAATCACACAGATGTATTCTCATCTGCCCCTTCATCAGTAGACCTAGTATTAATACAACAATTTGAACACTTACCAGAATACGCTAGACAATATGTAACTATGAAAGCGGCTAGAAGATTTGCTTCAAGGTTTATTGGAGATAAAGAAATTACACAATTAATTGGTCAAGATGAGAATGAAGCACTAATGGCATTCCATCAAGCAGATAGTCAAGAGAGTGATATTAATATCTTATCTGGTGACGCTAACACTTATTCTATAATAAATAGAACAGGTAGAAGGACTTATTAAATATGGGTAGTGTTGTATCTCAATCAATCCCTAATTTCCTTAATGGTATGTCTCAACAGACACCTACCCAAAGAGGAATTAATCAGGGTTCAGACCAGATAAATTTACAAAATGGTCTTACAGAAGGATTATCAAAAAGACCTCCTTTAGATTATGTAGCAACATTAGATAGTTCAAATATTTATTCTAACAGAACAAAATTCTGGTCTATCGCAAGAGATGCCAGTAATCAATATGTTGTAGCACTATACAATGGTGGTATTAAAGTATTTGATTTAAACGGAGTAGAAAAAACTGTAACGATAGCTAGTGGTTCAAGTTATTTAACTTCAACAAATCCTAGAGAACACTTTAAATTAGTAAACATTGCTGATTACACATTCTTAGCTAATACTTCTAAAACAGTAACAGCAGATACAACAACGTCTGCGGCTAAAGTAGAAGAATTTTTAATTGTTTGTAAATTAACAAACTACGGTAGAGAATATAAAGTAGCATTGAAACACCCTTCAATGGCTAATGAATTAGAAGCAATATTTCAATTACCTACTGGTAATGATGCTTCAACTGATGCAAAATTTAGAGATACTAATAAAATTACAGACATACTTTTAAAAGGAACATCAAGCACACACTGGGACGCTACAGCTAATGGTATTGGATTTAATGTAAGAAATACAGCCACAGGGGCTTCAGTTTCTACAACACAAGGATTAAGTAATTACTCTGGGTTCACTTCTTATTTTACATTTGAAAGTTTTGATAGTGTAATCTATGGAAAACCTACTGATGGTAATGCGGCTTACACTATAACTTCTTCTGATGGTTCTGGTAACACAGCCATGTATGCAATTAGAGATGAGATACAAGATTTTAGTAAGTTACCATTTTATGGAAAGACTGATGTAATTCTAAAAATTACTGGAGAAGAAGGTGATACATTATCTGATTACTATGTAAAATATACAGGGAAATCTGGTGTGTGGAATGAAACTTTAGCACCTGCAACTTCTTTAGGTGTAACAAATTCTACAATGCCACACGCATTGGTTAACAATAATAATGGTACATTTACTTTTCAAGAATTAGCTTGGACAGATAGAGTATGTGGAGATGCAGACAGTAACCCTAATCCTACATTTGTAGGTAAAAATATTAATAACCTAACTTATTACAAAAATAGATTAGGTATTTTATCAGGAGAGAATTTAATTTTAACTGAGAATGCTTCATTCTTTAATTACTTTGCAACAACATCTACACAAGTTTTAGACACTGACCCTATTGATATTGCGGCTAGTGGTACACAGGTTAATACACTTAAAAACTCTGTAGGTTTTAATGAAAGTTTATTATTATTTTCTGATACATCACAATATAAATTAGATAGTTCAGGAGATACAATTTCACCTACGACTGCAATACTTAATGAAGTATCTGCATTTGAACATGATGATAAAGTACAACCAATTTCAGCAGGTAAGTATGCTTACTTTGCACAAGCAAGAACATCA